TGTGCCTACACTCTACCGTTGCCTTCTACAAATCAGCTACAGAAACCCAACAGAGACGAATTTTGACCATTTCCAAACATCTCCGTGAGGCGTTAGTAAGCCGGTTCCCAGGTGTGGATTTTACGCCTTATTTTGCCTTCATTGAATCCCGACCTTCGGTGAAGAAAGGCGAGAAGCACCATATACTTCCCGAGAACGAATTCCCCAACTTTAAGAACGCTGTCGGCAACCTGATTCGAGTATCCACAGGGGACCATCTAATGGCCCACTATTACTTGGCCCTTTGTGCGCCGGACTTCGTCCCATTCCAGATGGTTTTCTATTTCATGGCCAATTTCAGGAAGTACGCTTCCCAGATCAAACTCGAGGAGTTACCTAGTTTTTGCGAAATCTTCGAAAAGGGAAGAGAACGACAAAAAGTCATAGCAGCAGAAGTTGGTAGGCAAAATGTAATTAGTGGTCAGTTCGCCAAAATCCAAACGGTTGAAAACAGTTTGAAAGGAGGCCGTGTCGCTGGTCGTATCGCTGTGGATAGCGGCCAGCTTGCTAAAGCCAGTGTTTTAGGTGGTTTAGCCTCTTTGAAATTAGGTTTGTCTTCGTTAAACCTTAGCCAAATGAAGCCAGAGGATCTCTCCAAGTGGGGTACAAAGGGTAATCATGTCCGTTTTCACGTCAATCGCGGTATTACTAATTCAGAATGTTCGTTGTGCGGAGGTAAAGATCAATAACAAGTAATTGAAAACAATCAAACGGCGGCGCGATTCTACATGGATCGCGCTGTTTGTTTTTAGCTGATTTTGGCCTAAATCTCGTAGGATGATATATGACGAAAACACTTTTTGCTTTACTCATCTCGTTGTGCTTGACTGTGGTTGCCCACGGCCAAGTTTCGGCTATGGATGAACACAAGCTCGATGCTTTCGCCCATGCCATAGCACATGCGGAAGGATTTGGTGTGAGGAACACCATTCCGACGCGATATCACAACCCCGGCGACATTCGTAGCAGACGCGGTGGACGCCATTATGCGGGCCAAGTGGGCCTCAATAGACACGGATATGTGATTTTCAAAAATGATGCGGCGGGTTTTGCCGCGCTGAAGGACCAACTACGGTTGATGGTTTCCGGCCAATCGAAACATTACGGCGCGGATATGACTCTAGAACGTGTGGCACGAATTTATGCCACTGGTTGGAAGCGGTGGGCTAAGAACGTCGCCAAACAGCTCGGGGTGTCCCCTTCTGTGACTTTGGTTGAATATTTCGACATTCCGCCTAGCGTTCAAGTCAGTGACGACGGTCATGCTCTAAGCTCGATTTTAACGTTCACGCCGGTACTTCCGGCTTCTCCAAATGAATTGTCGAAGGAGCAGGAGAAGGCTCTCGACGATGCCACGTTACAGATGTTGTACCAGCAGGACCAGGATAATCTGCAGCGACAGACATTTTGTATCTGATCGAAATCGGGCAGTATTGAGTCAACATGAGAGTTATCCTGCTGCCCGATGAACCCGATAACAACCTTTATGATTATCTTCTGCATGTTGTCCGCTCCCATACTGGAGCGGGCATTGTGCCGGAGGAAGGGTTGTTGGCTTACAATCTCTATGCGCGGATTACCCAAGCCCAAGCGGTAGATTTAGCGAATGCGGAGTGTGCTCAGGAAACTGTTCAACAGCTTGAGCAATTGAAACAACAAGAATCGGAATCCGAAACTCCGCAGTCGGAAAGTGGACAGGTTTAGGAATCAAACTCCGTAGTTTCGGCCTGCCTGCGCCGCAATAACCCTGCTACAACTTGACCTCCTGCATGGTCCCAAAGATCAAATTGGGCCGCCGCGCCCGCGTAATTCCCCGAATTTAGGAGGCGCAGCATTGTGCTGGATTCAAAGTTCCCACTTCCATCGTTGAAGACGAAATCTGTTAGAGCGTCAAACTCTCCTTGCGTGAGAGTTACGGTCACAACTCGATTGACAACCTCGGCTGCCCACAGGATGTCTTCCAGGAGCCAAGCATCGGCTTGGGCTTGGGTGATTACCATTCCAACAGTTACATTAGGCCCAGTGTGACCCCAACCCACGGTTGGAACTCCATGAATGTCTGCGTATCCTACAAGAGCGCAGGATTCGAATTGTTCGGTTAAATGCTCCCCAGTTTGGGAATAAACCATTGGAGGATTTGGCATTGTTTTGTCCTTATGTTGCCACGTCTAAGTAGAAACTGTCCTGGGTAAAATCCAGCGTTACCACCATGGTGGAAGCAGGCCCGTCGTTTTGCAAGATGTTCTCAGCTCCTTCGTCGGGAGTGTAGATCACGGAAATCACGCCGTCAGCATAGGCCAATCCACTCGGAGTGTATCCGATAGTGCTTTCGTTGAAGTTATTTGTTAACGCATAAAGATCAGCCAACAGGAACTGCATCCACAAAGTCAAGTTCGGATAGGTGGATTCGTCCAGGATTGTCAAAGCAACTTTGGACAACAGGACTAGACCGGCAGTCGGGAAGCTCGCTTGGGCGCTTCGGTACGGTCCTGGTGTATCAGCTTCTACAAACCATGAAGCGTATTGAAGACCTGAGATCTCTGAAACTTGCTGCCCGTCTGTGTAAAGGATTCCGTCCCAAGCAAATCCGTTGTGCCCAAGTGATGGATTGTAGAAGGAATCGTCATCTTTAAGCTCTATCAGCGCGGTGGCTACCATGCTCTGATTCAAGTAGTTGTATGGGATAACTGCCATCGTTGGTTTCTCGCCTTCGGAGTCCTATATGAAGGTTTCGAAACCGACTTCCGGAAGTCAGAATAGATGAAGACCTATCCCACAACAGTTTCCCGAACTTTAGACCCCACTGGCAAGTCTCTCGTCACCGTCGTAGGCCAACATGACCAAGAGCTGGCCGATGCAGACATTGACCTTATACAAGATCTCCAAGATTTGAAACGGACGAGTCTCTTGGAGTTCACTACTTCGGGCGGCATTACTTATGCTCCTTTTCAGTTTAACTCATTCACTCCCAACACTTTCTTCATACCGGCCTTCGATGTCCTGTTCAATGGGGAAGTAATCCATGTGGCCGGCAATCTATCGGCTGATCTGAATCTGAACCGTGTGGTACTTCCGCCACCCTCGTTTTGGGCACCAGGCACCCAGGCCGAAGATGCTAGTGTCTACGTCGTGTTCTTGGAGATCTGGTATCAAGCGTTGAATTCTGTCTCTGGTCAGGGTTACTACAAAGATCCTCAGACGGGCTTGCTCTATTTTTATCCTTACGGCGGTGTTAACCCGGATCCCTCCAATGCGGAAACAATCCCGAACGATAATACCGATCCTTTCTTGCCCAACATCACTACGCAGCGTGCACAGATCCAGTGGCGTCTCAGTGTGCAGAATGTTTCACTGAGCTACAATTTTTCATCGTACTTGTTTGGTCTGGATCCCGACACCACGGATACGTCGGCTTTTAGTGTTCCATTAGCTGTGCAGGCCCAAGCAGGCCAAACAGCTCCCATACCGGGTACAGCATATCAATTTGCCAATCTAGGTCCTATCACTGGGGACTCAGCTGTTTGGCGAGCAGGTTTTCCGATTTGGAATGCAGCAACTTCTTATGCGTTAAATGCTATTGTCACCTATGGTGATCAGTTGTACTACAGCACAGCAGCGAACAACGTCGGAAACATTCCAAGTGTTGGTGCTCCCTGGGCTGTTGCCACTATCTATGCTTCTTCTTTGGGCACCATGGATGGCTACAGCTATGCTATGCCAGTGGCAGTTGTTTTCCAGCGTAACTCGGGTCCCTTCAACATTGGTACCAATCCGTTTGGTTCTGCCAATCCGGCTATTACCGGCTCTGGTCTTCTGGCTTCGGGAATCTCGGGGCGCTATGATTCCAAGTTGGCGGACCAGATTTTCGTCGGTGACGTGATTGACACCCGTTCTACGGTCAAACTTGACGGGTGGAATTACGATAAAATCATGCGAGAAGGTTTCGGTGACCTGGCTGTGGGAAATACTCGCTTGGCGATTTCGCGCGGTCTATCCCCTGGCAACAAACCCGAAGCTCTAGGATCGACGCTACCTTACACTGTGGCTGTAGCTCCAAGTCCAGTTTTGGGTACCAACACAATCAGTTCTTGGCTCCCTCTCACTGTGGGTAACACGACGTTGAGTTGTGGATTTACAAATGGTTTTGGTTCAAATGCCCAGACCTTTTCCACAGCTATCTTAGTAACCACGAATCAAAAGGCAGTGGGTCTTATTGGGCAGCCTTGGGTCCAGAACGATTCCTTCACGATTTCGTTGCCGGTGAATGCCGGGGCAACCATCCAGGAAGTAAGTCTGACGGCTCTAGTCACCAATGCCTCGACCGGCCAGATCACTCCCGCTGCATTGCTCCAAGGGCAGGTACAGATCATCGTAGGATCTACATCCGCTTCCGTCACCTTCAATAACGTTCTGACGGGTACAGCCTTTGACCCTGGTGCCAATCCAATATCTGTGGTCGTTGTAGTACAACTTACGGCGGGAACAGCGGTCAACCTAACCCAGATCCCTCTGTCCGTGGACGGCGGCTTGCTCTCTGATTTCATTTCGGGGAAACAACTCCCGGTCTATGGTGTCTCGGATTATGTGGTTGATGCCACGTTGTTGACCACGGAAGTAGCTGAAATGCTAGTGTATAACCCAGCATACTCTAGTGTCGTTTTCGGAACCCAGGTTTGGCTCGCCATAGCTGGCACTGATCCGCGTTTAGCGCAGTCAATAGTTGGTGGTGTGCCATTCACCACGCTGACTCTGAATCGTCTAGCAATAAACGGGATCTCAAATGGGTTGTATGTTCTTCAGGCTTGGGACCAGGCTACGAATGTTTACTATGCTGTTTCCAGTCGCAGAATGAATGGGGCTAACACTTCAGTTACGGTCCAAGGCGCGGTGCCGGCAACCTCGACTCTTATGGTTTCTCTGTTGTTGCAAGACACTTGCCAAGTCGCTTACAACGCACCGGTCAAAGCTATCACCACGATTGAAGAAACCGTCTTAGTGGGCAACTACAGTTCGAATTTCTTGTTCTCCATGGATCCTCGCGTCAGCATCGTCTCAGTGTACTACAACTCGGCGAACAGCACAAACACGATTCTGTTAGCAGCTAACGGGTGCACTCTCCAAGGAGTTTCAGGGGACACCGTTACCCCGATGATTTGGGTTTTAGACAACCTTGGGAATTTGAACGCCAGTCCAATCAGTAGTTTGAACATAGCTGACGGTTTGATGACGGTCCAGGTTGTGGGAAACAACCTCACCACAGCCACGTTTGTGCTCGCGATGGCTATCAATCCAAACCTTGATCCAAATTCTTCTTTCGTTGTGCAAATTGAATATCTGCCCTACCAGGGTGAAGGTGTTCTTTCAAGGAATTACGAATTTGTTCACGCTGAGGATAATGCGCTGGTGACTACCAATGGCACCGGCACAGCACCGGTGGCAGGATTGTCTGATGTGTTTCCTTATAACCGTGAGTTGCCACTCGCGGTGTCTATGCCTTCCCAGTTAAGCTGGAATGATGCGACTCTAACAAACGAAGCGGTATCTAGTTTCTTCGACAGCAACTTCGTTACGATGCGTGTAAATGATGTGGAACACACTTTCCTGGTGCCTTTGCATACTGCTGACTTCATCCCACCGGTTAACAAAGATCTTCGGAAGACCATCCAATTCATATCCACTGGTGGGCGCGGATTCTCCAAGGCCATTCCGCACATCGGTTACGGCATAGGCGGGCTTACTCCTGAAACTGTACTCGGGCAGAACTTGCAAGCTACTGTAGCACCAATTACGTTGTATGTCAACAACGTAACGGGCAATGATGCAAACAATGGGTTGACACAACAGACCGCCACTCTTACGATTGGGGCAGCTCTCGCCTTGTTGCCGCCTGTGCTACGGCATCCTTGCGTGATCACTTTGATTTCTACCGGTGTCGCATTCAGTTTGGCTGCTCTTCCAAGTGCTTTGCAAACAATAGCATTAGGTGATGGGACGATCCGTTCGGCTGAAATGTTTGCCCTTGGAAATCTTTCAAGGGTCATACAATCTGCTGGTCGATTGGTCATTACCAGCCAAGCCGGGGCTACGTCTCCAGTTGTTATTGACGCGACAGGTTTCGCAGGTTTTGGAAGCGGCCCGACTTCGGCCTTCTACCTAGACACGACCCGAGTGATCTTCAACAACATTCAGTTCCAAGGATTTACGAATCCGACCATAACGGCTTACAACTCCGATGTGGATTTCGTAAACTGCGTTTGGGTTAACAACGTACAAGCAGGCGCGTATGTGGGCTGTGATTCGGTCATCCTTGATGGTGGTTCGACTACTCTTCCGACAAGCGGTGTTGGTCATGTCTGTGTACAATCTAATCTGACTTCGTATGGGCATGCATTAGCTGTCGTAGCGGTGGCAACAACTACTGGGCCATTTTACGCAGGTTCCCAGAACTCGACACTGAATTTACAAAACCACGCTGTCGGAGGCGTCAGTGAAACCAACATTACTGTCACCACGCTCGTTGCAGAGGTCTCGTTAAACTCTAGCATTTCGGTGACACAAGACTTTCAGACGGAGGGCACAGCGAATCTGACAGCGAATTCCGTATTAGCTCGAACGGTTCTTGTAGATCCGTTCTTGGGTGGTGTCACAGAAGACAGTACCTCTAACACGGTGGCTCAGCTAGGATAAACATGCCTGATCAACTACAGTCCGCTCCCGCAGTAGCGGTTATTGACCAAAACAACGTTCTTACTCTCAACTGGCTTCCATATCCGTATGCCGCTGGTGAGTCGCCATCCGATGTTCCGTTTGATGATTACACAGGCTGGGAAATAGTAGCCCAGACTGGTGCTTTGTCGGGAGGTGTCTTTACTCCTTCAGGACTTCCGCAAACCTTTCTGAAATCGGTGGCATTGAATCCAGGCGAGACACCCACCAGCCGCATATTCACTACAATTTTGTCAGCCGTTGATTACGGCCTGACGATGCAAGCTGAAGGCGTCTCGGGAGTCAATCCTAGTCCGTTTTGGGAAATTAACGGAACCCAAGCGCCATACGGATTTATCTTTCCCGCTGCCATAGTTTCTTCTTATGTCACTTTCAGCAATACGACGCTGCTTCTGAACCAGCAATTGACTGTGACTTTGGGCCCAGGATATACTGAAGCAGACCAATGGCAGATTTTGTGGCAGGATGGTACTTCCACGGGCTGGATACCCCTGTCAGCCTCAGTTGTTACGAAGTCGTTTACGAATCCTGGGGCACAAGTTGTATCCATCCAAGCGCGGCGCAATTACACAGGCAGTGCGTACAATCCACCGGTGTCATTGATTCGCCAGTTGGCCGTGCAGATTTTTGTGATGGATCAGGAAGCCACCACAGTTTCCTCCTCTTCTGTTGGCTTGACAACCACGTTGGGTTTCGCTGGCACTTCCGGATTCGAGATTGTAAATGCGATTACCAGCACACCAACTCCGCAGCCTTGGGAAGTGATTGCTCGTGCTTTGGTTCGCGACACCATCACCAATGAATTGAAGATGTTGCTTGCTACTTCGCGATTCACCAGCGCCAGCTCTTTGTTGGGCACTATGGCTCTTGATGTATTTCCGATTGAAGGCCGCCCCAAGACTTTAGAGCTTCTTACGCCGGTGGAACAGGAGATTACCGGTCCCAACACCGAGACTGTGCCGGTGAAAATCCAGACAACTTCTCTTCCCAACATCATCGTAGGAAAATCTATAACCGATGCCTTGGGAACAACGTTGGCGATGTCGGTGCAGCCGAATACGGGCATCGCGCCTTATATCTGGGCGGCTTCAGGCCTCCCGAATGGCGTGTTTATGACCAGCAATGGGATCATAAACGGTACGCCGCTGGAGATGGGAGAGTTCGAGATTGAGTTTTCGGTGCAGGATTCCAGCACGCCGTTCTCCATTGACGAAGTCGCTCTTCCGATCTTGATTGAAACTGACATGGAGGTCATAATCCAAGGTCAGCCCGCGACGAACACCGATCTGGGCACGGCAATAGTGGGAACTCCCTTCAGCTTGCAGATGGCCGTGGGGAATATCGTTAGCAGCAGCACATTACCTGGTGGCCTCGCGCCATACACTTGGAGCACTCCGGCAGGAGCATTGCCTGAAGGTCTTACTATCAACCCGACTACTGGTTTGATCGCGGGTGTGCCGTGTACATACAATTCTACTTTGGACTTCGTAACACCGTTCAATGTGGTCATCCAGGTCACGGATGCCATTGGTGCGAAAGCCTCCAATACGTTTACCATGACGTTGCAACCGGCTGCCCTTCAGTTTGGCCCGGTGAATCAACCCGAGATTTTTGCCTCTCAGACATTTAAACTCGTTGTGCCAGTTTTTGGCGGTCAGTCGCCGTATACACTACAAGTGCACACCGATGATGGCGCTTCATCCCCAGCAGCTACGTACAGTCTGGTTGATGGCCAAGTGGAAATTGTTCTAAACATTCCAATTGCCAGCTCAGGTGTCCACTATTTCACTCTCACGGTCGCGGATGTCAACTATCCGAGTAGCTTGCCGGTCACCCAACAGTTCAGTTATCGGGCCGATGTCCAAATTTGTTCTCTGGAGTTTGTCTCCGGATTCATTCACAAATCAACTGGCGATCCCGGCGCGTGGACTTACAGCGATTCTAGCTCTAGTGATGTAATAGATTTGACAGGTAATTTAGGGAATTTTGTATTGCTACCATTTAACCCCTCAACCAACCCTACCGTTGATCCGGTGACGAATGGCCTCACGGTTGTTTTGAACCCGGCTGTTTCCCCGGCTACTCTAGTGGTAAACGGTCCTCCGACGACTTTTCGCAATTCAGAATTACGAGTACCTCTCGGTCTCACATACAATTTGGTGATTGGTGCAGTGACTAGTGGACCTTTTACTGCTAGTGAGAAAGTTGTGCAAACGACATCAGGAGCTTCTGCGTACTTGGTCTCCACTGCACCGGCAGGCCAACCCCCGGTTAACAACCCTCCTATCGGCACCACTTTGTCCATCGGTCCGATTACGGGCATCCCTGACGCAACCGACATTTGGACTGGTCAGACGAGTAGCGCAGTCTTTACTCCGACAACTGCCCCAGTGATTTTTACACCAGCACCCGCTACCGTTTCACGTCCATACACTCTTATCGCGCATAATGACAGTTCGAACCCAGGCGCGGATTTTGGTTTGATGACTGCATATGTGCATCCCTACATTACCGGAGATGCTGTGGGCTTGAACCCTCGGAAACCCTATTACAACTCTCCGGATGTGTTTCCTGACGTCATTGCACCTTGGACCGCATCGGTTCAAGTGGGTTCAGTTCTGCCCCCCGGACTTTCCTTAGATGCTAACACCGGCCTTATTTATGGCACTGTGGCAGGAACTTTCAGTGGGACAAGCATCGTAGAATATTCCGACAACTCAGGCATATTGCACGGCGTCGTCACTATCAATTGGGCTATTTTGTCCAGTGATTTTACGATGAACTCGTCCTTCTCCGATGGCAAGTTGGGCACAGCGTACACCACAGGCTCCCCATTAGGGACTATCGGTCCCGCGTTCAGCACTCTTTCATCGGTATCCTTGGTGGACTCAACGGACTTCCCTCTTCCGAGTGGCTTGTCCGTCACGTTGGACGTGTCCAACTTAAATGTTCTCGTTGTTGGAACCCCTGTTGAGGCCGGTTATTTTGATGTTTGGTTCCAGATTACCGCTATCAGTGGTCAAGTGTGTTACGTTTACAAGAGAATCGTGGTGGATTATCCAATTGCGTTGACGATCACAACTCCTTCAACTTTGCCGAACGCGATCGTAGCTGTTCCTTATATCCCAGCGAATGGTGGGGCGACAATGCAAGCGGTGGGTGGTACAGGAGGCCCATACACTTGGTCACTGTTCTCCGGTTCTTTGCCCGGTGGCATTGTGTTAAACAATGCCGAAGGCCCAGGAACGTTTTCTGGTTTTGCTTCGTCTGCAACCGTGTCACCGGCTGTTGTTGTGATTCAAGTAACCGATGGGATCAGTACGGTCCAAGGTACCTTCTATCTTTCTGTGCAAGTGCCTGGTTTGGTGGTTTCACCGTTGACGCCGATGGTGGTTACTTCTGGACGTCCGTTTAGTGCAATTCTTACAGCATCGGGAGATCCTCTCAATACTCCGTACACTTGGTCTATCTCCCCACTTTCTTCATACCAGTTGCCCACGGGGCTGACGTTAGCTGCGAATGTCAATCCTCTCACGGCTACGGTTTCCGGAACGACATCGGCTACGGGGTTTAATGAAACCATCATATTCCGCGTCACGGATAGCATAGGAGCTTACTACGATGCTTCGATTGTTGTTCAAGTGATAGCAGGATTGGTGCTGCACGCTGGCCCTGATTACGCAGACAGCCTCAGTTTAGGAATCTTGGGTTATGTGGACCAAGGAAATACCGATTCTATTGTGACCTTCAACAACCAACCGTTCCGCGTGATAGCTACGGGCGTGATTAGCACTACTCCAGCGACCATATCGATCACGACGAGCAATCCAAATATCACTGCGGATGTTGACATTTTGGATACGGTCCACGGCATAGCGTATATCCATCTGCACGGGCCTTTTAGTTCAGGGGCATCGGGTTCCAATCCCCTCACAGTGACGGTAGTGGATTCTGGTGTAGGAGTTACTCAAACCTTCACATGGTGGGTGTACAATGATGGCGTGTTCCGCATCGCACCTTCAACGGGTTCTCTCCCACTACAGGAAGTGTCATAATGCCCATTGAAACCGTAAATGTTGTCGTAACCGGCGCGAACCCAAGAACCATATCGGTTAACGTCAATGTGGGTCTCGTTTCTGGATCTGGAACTGCCTCGGTTTCGTACCAAGGAGCTACAGGTGGAGAAGACACGGCTGTTGCTAGTGGTTCGTTGGCCAGCAGCCCTTACACGTCAAACGATGCTTACGTCGCATGGCAGGTAGCTAACGGTCCCATTGCGGTAGACAATCCGGCCACCATCAAGGTTTATTCGACCACGCCAGGAACGCTCGGATGGCCCTATGGGTCTTCACCTACTATCACAGGCAGCCTTTCAAGTTCCAATTCTAGTAACTCTCTGGTATTAAACCAAGTTGACGCCAACCACCCGATAAGCGGCATAGGTTCATCCAACAAAGCGAATCCGATGACAGCGATTCAGCAGACTTCAACGGGTGCATTCGCTAGCAATTTATTTCTCACTGGAACTACCAGCAGTTTCCTTTTAGACATTACAGGTGATCTTGTTGTTTCGGTGCCTGGAATTTACACACTGTATTTCAACTACGCCAATGCAGGCTATTGGGCTGTGTATTTTTCCAACAAAGCCACGATCATAAGTGCTACGAATTTGACTGGTGGCGCTACGGCTTTCCCCTCGGTTGGCCCCGCAACTGGATTCCCACTGGCAGCTCAACAGGCCCAGACCGGTTCCACGTTGGGACCTCCTAACTTTGTGGCAAACTCGGGAGGAGCACTCCCGACGCCCGCTTACGTCTACATCAATTTTCCAACGGCAGGCGTTTATCCGTTTGAATTTGTTTACAATCAGAGTGTGGCCATCACGGCTGGGTCGGGTGCGAACGGGTATTTCCAACTTACATATCTTTCAGGTGAAACCACTCAAACTCCAAGTGGAACGCTTGAGCTTGATGCTCCAACGGCGCTGCCCGTTACGCCTGTAACTCCGCCTGCTCCCACTCTTCCGAGTGGCAACCTGCAGTTGTCGATAACTAATGGCAGCACCCAAGTTGTGGGTGGCTTGATCCAACTGAGCATTGGGGTCACAGGTATCGTTTATTCCACGCAAGCCTACATTCCTATCCTTGAAGGGACTGCTGGAAAACTGTATGTCTACAGTGATCCTGCGGCGAGTGTGTACAACTTCCAAATAGGTGCTACGGGCGCTTTAGAATTTAACGGACACCCAGTAGCTCCAACCGCTGCTTTAGGCACCGTGTTTGAAGTCGCAGGCAGCAATAGCAGCTGGCAGGGTCGTGTAGCTTTAGCCTACGATCCAACGCCAACAGAGGGACAAACCATCAACGGAGCGACGGGAGCTTTCGAAGTCCAGTACAATGGTTCCACATTTGATTCTCACGTTGACGCTTCCATTCTCACGTTCCAAGCCGCCGACATCGCTTGGTATGACTCGGCAGACAACTCTTTTGACCTGTTTACTCCGACCTTGAGTAGCGGGGGGACTATCAATCAAATTAACCTGAATTACATGGTGAATCCTACGGTTGACGCAGTAGCACCGTATGTGTCAGTGTCTCCAACATCTGTTATTGCAAACGGGAACTCTTACATCATCACCATCACTTTGCCAAAACCGATGTCCCCTGAACAACAAGGAGCATTGGGCACCGGAAACGTTGTTGAATCCCCCACCATCACTTGCACCAGTGCGTCGGTGGGCACAATTACGCCGGTTCTAGATGGTTCCGGTTGGTTAACTGGGTGGACCGTATCTATCACTCCGGTAATATCTTCTTCAAACATCAGTGCTTCGTTAGGGTTCACTCTTGTTGGGACTCTCACGTATCTTTCGGGGGACTCTTTCATAACCGGATCTGTGACTTATGTTCCAACCCAAGCGATTCCTCTGACGTTTATTGGGGAAGGCTATACAGCCCCAACGATTGCGTCCTTCGCGGTATCCGGGCAATCGGGAACCGCTCCAAATTATTCTATGTCGCATGCGGCAACTTTGACAATGACTGCCACGGTCACAAGTTCCCTCAACGACAACATGACGTGTGCTTTCTATCGTAAGGCAAACACCGGGACCCCTGTCAACTTAGGAAATGGAACGCTCATGAACAGCTACACCAGTGGAGGTCTATATTACAAAGTATTTCAACTCTCTAGCAGTGGTTGGACCGCTGGTGTTACGTATAGCTTAGGAGCGCAAGCTACTGACACAGTTAGCAGTTTACAGAGCAGTCTGTACTATGATTCCAGCACCTTTGCTGCAACCTAAAGGAGATGTGAGTGAACTCATTTTCCGGTTACACATACGCGGTGCCTGGGCCTCCTTTCAATTTCCTGGGTAATTTTGCGGAAACGCAAAGGAACAATTTCTTTGCCTGGGTGAACGCCCGAACTGGAAATTTTTCTGCTATCAAATTGCACCACCAAATGCGAGCGGAACAGCTGCGCAAAACTGCTGGCATTCTTGAGACTTTTTATTCCACGGTCAACGATCAAAAATTGACCCCCACATTCCAGAAGCCTTCGTGGCAACCCGGTCCTAACGGGCACTTCACTTATGCTCATTGGGAAGATCAATTGCCCATGACAGCTGTAGCTGATATCAAGGCGCTAATGAAGCCTCAATTTCAGCGAGATGAAGAAGGCGTATTTTTCATGAATCTCATGAGAAATCTTATTGAGAAGCATGAGGATAGTGCCCAATACGCGACCGATGCTATGGCTCCGGCCACGGCGGTGGGAGCAACTGGTGCGACAATTTCAACCAGCGCGGCGGGCGCAACCGGTCCGAACTCGCTGAGCATAGCGGCCTTACTCGCCAACATCACTACCTATTTCGGACAAACACAGTATCTGGGCGCTCTAGTGAAGGACCAAACTGATCAGTACAAGGGTCAGCCGCGCTATCGTGTGCATCAACTTGATCCACCTACCATCTGGGAGCTGGAACAAGTCAACCATTCGCCAGCCGGATCCCCGATTATGATCAAGCAGGTTGATCCTGTACAGGACCCGATTCCATAATGTCTTACGATTTCGACACAACGGCAGAACCTTGCGACCACGAGCAGGCATTAGAGAGGTACATAGTCAGTCCGACGGATTTTCGCACTTTACTACTAGCTTCTAATCCAGCCATCCGTATGCGTGCCCCGATCAATGGACAAAGCCTAGTTCAAATGTTCATCAGCGGGCAGTATGTAGCCCAGGACGATCCGGTTTTTGGGTACACGTTTGTGGCGGACGACAATCCGAATCTCGTTGGTTTCACTGGATACGTCTTTTTCAAAATGGTTTTTAATCATCCGGTTCGTTTCATTACGCCTTTGATCGAAGTAACTTATCTCACCACCGTGGCGTATTGCTTAAAATGTAGCGGTACAAGTCAATTGGATGATTTCAAACGCGCCAGCTCCGGGGCTTTTCTTATCATCGTTGACACCCGCAAATTAGTGCAGAGAAGCCTCAAGTACATTTTGACTTCCCGTTGCCCATTCTATCCCTTGCTGGCTTGTCCACTCAGGACATACATCGGGAAGAAAATCGCGCAGGCTTCGGTTGCCGATGTTTCAAATGCGGTGATGACGGCTTTGGCTAATTTCAAAAAAGTTCAAAGCGCCCAGGCCACTGTGCAAACGCTAACCCCACTAGAGACTCTCAAGGACATCACTAATGTTTCAGCATTACCAGTGAAGGGTGATCCCACTGCGGTATCAGTTTTGGCACAGGTGTCTTCGTACGGTACGACAGCGACTGTACCAATTGGATTTACAATAAACAGTAACACGCTTACAGCAGGGCAATAGCATGAGTTGGTCTCCAGAAATTCGTAAAGATAGAGCCGTCAAAGCAGTTCAAGCTCGATGGGGGAATGCATAATGTCCCCTGTTCTCACCACCCTCAAACCGCTCATTGTCACCTCCCCGGCGATTATTGGGCAATCCCTGTCCATCGACACCCAAGTTTTACCTCTTAGCATCCAAGCCGACACTTACGCTATCCCTTGGGTCGAGAACACGGAATTCTTCCCCGGTGACCAGATAGTAGATTCGAATGGGAATGTGCAGACGGCTACTGTTGATGGCGTCACTGGCTTAACGTCTCCCACTTGGTCAAGTGGGCAAGGAAATTTCACAACGGATGGTGCTCAAGTTTGGGTTCTCATTGGTGTTCCGGATACCACCCGCATCGAAGTCCTTATCTATGATGAAACTTTCACGTTCCTGAATTACACCCTGGGTTCCCAGACGACTCCTTTCCTGGAATCTTGGACCACTTTCACAGGTGATATCAATGTGGATCCAACGATTCCTCAGACGCTTTTGCAGATTCGGGGTAGAAATTACGATCCTTCCCCCGGCGCGGTGTGGCAAGCCAACATCAACTATACAGTTGGCGCACAGATCATAGACAGCAACGGTAACGTGGAGACGGTTATCATAGCTGGAATTTCAGGGGCCGCTGTTCCTGTTTGGCCTCTTGGGATCGGAGTCCAGACGACGGATGGAGGAGCAACCGGCGCGGTTTGGATTATGACCGGTCTGCCGGCTCTAACCACTACCGTCCAAACCAATCTGATTTATTTCCAGTCAAGCGATGCAGTCCAGATTGGACCCCCTTCCGGTGTCACTGCCTACAAAGGGGCCACGTCTTGCCAACTTGAGTGGGCACAACCAATGTTCCCTGGCACGCTAGGTGTTCAGGTGATGCTTTCCACTGATCCTACTGGCGTCAATGTCCCTTTTACACAGTTCGGGGATCTTGTTTACAATGTAACGCGAACAGCCAACGTAATTATTTCGGAATCGAATCAATCTAGTACAGTTCCAAATGTCGAGACTCAGGATATCACCAATGTAGTGATAAATTCTCCAACATTAGCTACTTTGACCGTGGAAACTGGAACCGCTTTCCAGACCAACCAGCCAATCACTATTGCGAGTTTGACCGCAGCGCAAAACCTCCAGTTGAACGGCACTTGGACAGTTTACGGGGCGACTCTCAGTACAGTTATAATCCAGGGTTCAGGTTGGACCGCGCACGGAGCGGTTGCTGATACTGGTACCGCGACTCAAACTCTTACCACCAGCACTACAACTTTGACGACAACCCAGGAAACTCAAGAAGTTTCTTTCAGCTCGGTTGTGATAACTCCCGGTGACGTTCAGAATGCCACGATATTCTACGCGATGTTGTCAGTGGTTGTCCAAGATCCTAACACAAACGTTGTGTTCCAGTCACAACAAAATGGTCCCATAACTTGTGGCTTTGTGAATCTGCAAGTCGTTAGTCCGACGGATTTCTTAGCCTTGCAACGCAAGGAAGATATCGCGGGTCGCCTTATTACATACATCACCAACCTTTATCCCGATTTGGACTTGTCCCCGCGTTCGGAATTGCGAGATTTGATCATAGATCCAATCGCTTTAGAGCTAGCCAATATGTCGGTTCGTGAATGGTTTAGTCGGTGCGCCACTAGCATCTCGGCTATGAGCCAACTAGATGACACGACTGGCGATGGTTTTAGTGACCCATTCAGCCAATCACCGACCAAACAACAATTGGCCCGCGCTTATGGTTTAAGCGCCTCGGACACACAATCCCTCGTCGATACCCAGTTTGATATCCTGGGTGAACAAGCGGGTGTCACGCGGGGTACAGCGACGCCGGCAGTCGTAGAGTTGACGTTGTTCACGTACATAGAGCCAACATTGGCTGTTACTTTCCCACTGGGTGTTCAAGTAAGCACTGTGATGGATGCTAATACACCCGCGTTGACATTCGTCACAACGACTTCTGCTACTGTCACTCCGCAATCGGCGAACTCTTATTACGATCCAGAATATGGCTGGTGGGCTATCTCTGTTCCAGCCCAGTGCACAACTACGGGCAGCGTGGGCAACGTGGGTGCGGGCACGATTCGTGTTATCACGTCGGGAGCACCGAATGGTTGGAGTGTCACTAACTTGGAAGGTGCGGATTATGGTTTTGACGTCCAGATCAACTCAGCATTTGCGGCACAGATACAAGACCGTCAGGTTACAGGTGTGGATTCCGGCACACGCAATGGATATTTAACCACGGCGCGTAAGACACCGGGTGTTATAAGGGCTTTGGTTGTTGCTGCCGGCGACTTAGAGATGGTTCGTGATTGGGACTCGGTTCGCCAGAAGCATGACTATGGCTGCGTGGACATTTATGTGCAGGGCACTAGCTTTTCTGAACAGGATGAGGACATCGCTTTCTCCTACGAAAATTCGAGTATTTACGGGAATTTTTCCACCTATCTAGGTGTGTCAATCCTCAACAGCGCGTTGTTGACGTTTGCTATCTCGAACTTCTCCTTGCTGCCTTATGGTGTGGAAGCGATACAAGAATTCCTGGCTCAAAACAATTCCGGCCAAACGTTCTATTTCGGCACAAAGAACGCTCAGTTCAACAACGCGCTGGGGATTTTCAGCCTAGACCCCAACGAGATGGCATACCAATATTCTGGCGATGAAATTTCGCAGGCAGTGGTGCCAGTAATTTTAAACAACGTTCCAGCCAACAACAAAGCGGTGTTGCACGCTTTGACCAGTGGGGTGGCCACTTACACTTTCTATCTCAACGTGCGCATGCAGTCTCCATTGGAAGTTGTCCCGTCCTTCCAACCTGTTCTGGAAGCGATCTCCGCTATTGGTGACGGGCAAACCGGCGCGGTGTCTAGTGATCTATTAGAGCTGATTCACACTTCGGATTTCTTGTTGCAAGGGGGATCTAACGACGCTGGGGATGAGGTTCTGGTTTACTCTACAAACAGTTCCCCTGTCTCTACTTCAGTCACCTTGGCCAATAATCCTGAGTTCATAGACACTGCTATGGATATCCCGGTGAATAGCAATGGGCAACCAGGTAATGTTCTTTCAGTTCTCAGTGCCGATCTTTCCATCGCCTACGTTTATGGCACGGATTACACTATCGTTCCAGCCGTGGCTCCAAATCCTGCATGGGGCGGGCGTTACCGCTCATATGCGCTGAAGGCTCTAACGGAAACCTTCGATCTTACTAATGTGCAAACCGATCCTACAGGCACCATCCTTACGATCAAGGCTGCTAACAATCTAGATCCGGGTGCAGATGTCACTTTCAACAACGTGGCTGTGGCGACTTGGTTGAACGTTCTACCGGCAGTTACCGTAGCGACGGCGACTCCCACCCAGTTCACGGCCACGATTACTGGTGGCCCATTAAGCTATGATGTTCCGGATACAGGGAATGTCGTGGCTCAAAATATTGCGCCGGGTGACACCGTTGTGGTTTCATACAACAAGTTCTCCTTGTATGAACAATTGACTTACGTAGCAGGTGAACCCCAGACTCTAACGGGTACATCCCCCACCACACTCAACCACGAGGGCTTTATCCAGAACACCTGGTTGCCTGAGAGTTATGCCAACACAACGTTGAGTTATGATGGCGCGGTGTACAATGCTGACGGCAGTATGAATCTGCCAGCGGCTATCGCAGCTGGTTCGGTGTACGCGGGTGCTCCTCCACTTCTGTTAGGATTTACGACGTTGGTTGCTGCACAAGTTTCCCATGGCAACCGTTATATCAAAGTGACTTTCTTCGATGGAACAGCCAACCTTGTTATGCTAGAAGGAGTCGACTATACATTAACTGTAGATCCAGTCTCGGGTGCCGCTACGCTGGCGAGAATCCTAACCGGCCACATTCCAGACGGTGGTACGGTTCTCGTTAGTTACTTCTACAACGAAGTCTTTACGATGGCAACGGAGTACCCGGCCTTCGTAGAACAATTGGCTACAACAATTGCGGCTACGCAGCACGCGGCAGCCGATGTGCTTATCAAAGCCATGGTGGAGAATGGCGTTGATGTTTCCGCGACTATCACGTTGGCTTCAAACGCTACCGCCAGTGTTGTGGATCCTCAAGTTCGAACCATCATTGGCATCGTTATGGCTAATTCGGTGGGAACGCTACAACAGTCTACAATGATACAACAGATTCTGAATCTCACGGGGGTTTCCAACGTAGCAATACCGTTTACGAAGTTTGCTAAGACCGACGGGGCTTACGACATCGATATCATCATCCCCACGGGTACGGATTGGTTGCAATTGAAGCAGGATCCAGCGTTCGCCGGCATCTCGCTTCCAACCAATTCGTTCATAACGGAGTTCCCGGTGCTGCCCGATGCCACTATTCCTTCAGGTGGCCAACCGAATGCCTTCGTGGGAATGTTGTATGAAGGGCAGCCGTATCAGCGTTGCCTTTCTGTTCAGGCCTTTCTGGCGTCTACAGTACCTTCGTTTTACATCATTGGCACTAACGATCAAATCAACAGTTCTACGCCGCTGCCCAACTCGTATGCACAACGCGTGATGTTGATAGAAGCGCCAGCGATAACACAGCCGACGACTCGAGCCTACCGAGTGACGTATCAGGTGTATGGCGAGGGTGGCTATAAAGATATCACGATCAGCAGCACGGAATACTTGGTGCCGGCAAAGGTCGTCTTGAACTATCTATCAGCTCCGGCCACCACCACTTTGGGAGGCTAACCATGCTTACCATCTTTTGCAAAGACCATCCAAACTATCTGGCGATTAGAAGGAAGCCGCACGAGGATTGTGAGGCATGTGCGCTGCTCTACATTCTACGGCATCAGTGGGAGCGAGATGCAGAAAAGAAGTTAGGCGGACTGAATCCTTACCAGTTCATTAATGCTGACAAGGGCGCAGAAGATCTTCGTGTCAAGGAGGCAGCTGACCTTGGCTAACCCTGACCTCCTTTACCTCAGATCTCGCGAACAACTTCTTATATACGAAGATTCACGTTTCTATTCCCTCATCCACGCGATGGCAAATTTCTACACCACGCGGAATGACAACTCAATCTTTGGGAATATTCTTCGCGCTGTTGCCCGAGAACTAGCCAAACTCGAATACGACTATGCTTACGATCTAGTCGGTAAGCAACCACAATTTCTAACCCCTCCCGATATCAAACGTCGGTGGGCTAATTCATTATTCGTCAGCAGTGATTTTCCCACGACGACTCCAGTTCAATACGACGTGCAATATCGGGCCATGCTGGTCGCCTTGTTACAAGCGTACAAACAAGGTGCGCGGTTGTCCGCAATCGAAGAAGTCATTACAGCTTACACTGGGCTGGACATAATCGTTGTAGAATTGTATAAACTGATAGGCAACGGGATTTATGATATCTCTGACGTGAACACTCTTCAGGTTTCCATTCCTGTAGGTGGTTCCAATCCGTTAGAGGATATCCAGAACCTTTTACAGCTCGAGCCTATCACCAAAGATTTGTACGGCGCGATTGATTTGGCGAAGCCCGCGCACGTGGGCGTGAACTTTGCGATAGTTTTCGGCACCGGTGAAGACATCGACGCTTACGTGACTGACATTTCGGAATCGGTGACCTTTGGAATTAGAGATGAACTTATCATCACCTATCAAATCGTTGAGCCAGAGCCGTTTAGAGGTCCGATGCTCATTCAGGCTCCCATTTTGAACCCGGCTAATCCACAGACGACGATTGCCGCTTGGGGTCGCACGTTCCCACAGGTGCTTACTACGACGGAATGGGCGAACCTTACCGCGATCAATCCCCTCACAAACATGGAAGAAGTGTTTGCCATCGAGCCGCCATTGCTGGCCTGGCAACCGAATACTAGCTACACGCTAGGACAGCAGATCATCGATAGCAACTACAACATCCAGACCGTTACCACGGCTGGCGTTTCGAAGACTGGTTTACCCCCGACTTGGACACAGGCATTTGAAGGTACCACGTTGGATCACACAGTCACTTGGACGTTGACCGCACCAACCGCCAAGGCCGCGTACAATGCGCCGCCAGACAGCTCGGAAGGTAACTATCTCTTGAGTCAGGCTGCTCTGAACTGGATTATTCTCCTAAACCCAGATGGCTCGCCAACCGGCTACCTGGCAAATTACGATCCGCTGCACCCAGCCGGTCTGCTTGCGCCGCGTCTGGATCAAGCGTGGGAGATTGGTCGCGGGGACGCGAACTACATCTTTGAACTTACGTAACCGATGGGTGAATGTAAAATACCCATATGGTTTCTTCTTCAGGCAAGTTTCTCAACAGAGCTCTACCGCTCCTCTCCCCAAATCAGCTATCTCCTACATAGTAGAATGAAACAGGCATACATCAGCCCTCCTGCCGGATTACTCGACGTGACTATCATCCGGGACAACGACCCTCGCGTTGTTATTACACTCGATCTAGGAATCCCCAATTTTACTGTGTTTTCTCTGAAAATGCCCGTGCTCGAACAACCAGGTTCCATGACGGAACTACTGTCCGAAGCTCTTTCAGCGTTGCTGGACGAGATGTCGTGTTTCATGCTTAGTCTGGCGTTTGACGAGAAGGTTATTGTCGCCATCTATGCGATGGTTCTGGCCACTTTCAAAGAGATGACACCCGATTCAAAGACGGATGCCAGCCAATCTCAAGTGGGTAGGGATGACACCGTTGTGACTTACGAAGGCAGCTTCCAACTTCCACAGCCTTTCGTCGATGAAACACACCGGAAAGTTGTCACGGGTTCTCGGGTTCTGAAGCGCGTTCCAAAAGTACGCCGGGTTGAGCTTACGGTTGAAAAACCCCAAAAGGTGCAAAAAGAAGATCTCGGAAGAGTTATTCGGCAGTACCGCAATCGCTCGTTGAAGACTCAACCTAGAAATCTATTCATGGTTGTTTACGACCAACAAGGCCGTCCTGCTGGCACTGTTCCAATGGGGGCTAAATTCAGAAACAATCTCTTGAAGCTGAGAAGTTCACAGCAAGCATCAACACCACAATTTACCGACCCCGCTACGTTTGAACGTCTCAATGAACTGCTTTACAAGAACGTCGTGGGTATTCCAAAGAGCATATCCGTAGAAGAAAATGAATTCCTTCCGGAAGCCTTCTGCGGTGATGACATGGCACTGTATGCGGATCGCACACATCGTTATCTGGTGAAATTTCCCGACGGGCGTGTTGTAAAATTTCACAACCGGCCTAGTGTTCGGGCATTGCGAAATCGGAACTACCCGGTGCCCTCGGAATATTGGCGATGGAATTTGATCAAGAAAGATGAGGTTCCAGATCCGGCAGATGAAATCAGTTTTTCGGAAGTGGAAGAAAACCCTGAGCTCGAAGAAAATACGAACGAGAAAACTTCGGCTAAACTATGTAGCCAGTGTCACATAAGAGCCGAATGGCGCGATGGACTTTGTCACAAGTGCCTAGAGAAACAGAAAACCGGTGTCGCCGATGCAGGCGGTGGTTGGAAGAAAGACACCCAGACCGAAATCGCTTTGGAAACGGGTGAGAAGTCCAGTATTGACTCCATATGATTACGCAGATAGAACTTGAAGAAGGTGCGGTGGACGGCATTCGTCCTTGCTATTGGGTTTCTCACACACGGGAAGAGCATTTGATTCCGGGCAAACAGATCATTTTGTCCGAAATCGGTGTAGCGACACCAGTTACAGTGAGACGAACTTTCGTTTCTCTAGCAGATGGTCACGCGCTGCCGGAAAAGGCAAGATACGGGCAGCTGCTTGAGATTTTGAATTAGAGGAAGGTTTGCAATGGAAAAACCGTTTTACACCGATTCGTTTAACCCGGAAATCATATTGCTAAAAAAGCGCCCGATCGTTGAACGCGCACTTCCAACAGTTACAGGCCACATTCGCGTTTTCCGCCAGGATGATCCTTCCGTAATACTTTACGAAGAAAAGAACATCATCGTCAACACAGTTAAGTGGTTGTTCGCTAGACTTATGGCGGAGTCAGCCGGTGCTCTTTCTAATCCGTCAGTCACTAGTGGAGTTTTCAACGAACCACAGTTTGGCGTTTGGGGATTGGCACTAGGATCAGGCGATCCTAGCTGGCCACCGGAGACCCAGCCTGTTGAAACTTCTACCCAGACCGCGCTCATCACCGAAATTAAGCGCAAGCAGTGTTCTTCGATCCAGTACGTTGACACTAACAATAACCCGGTCGTTGGCTTGTCTCTCCAGGTGGATTTCCAAACAGTGGTCAACCAAACGTTGGATAAAATCAACGTCCCAATCCGTGAGATGGGTTTGATCGGTGGCGGTACGCAGACCAGTTCCCCGGCCCCGCCGCCTTTTGTCGATACGCCAGTCACGGATATGTCGAGTCCCAACACGCCTTACTTCAATCCTGAGGAGCCGACATTGAATAGTGTAATCCTGATAAATTACAAGACCCTTCCTCCGCTACCGCTACCAGCGGGGATCAACCTGATCTTCAGTTGGGTGCTGAGCTTCTAATGGCAATCGTAGCCCAAGACGCAGTTCGCTGTTTGATGCCGGGGGATTACATCGTTTGTGGGTCTAGTGGGCGCGGGTGATCCGCCGAAGGGAGAGAGGCTGTGAGCAAAGACACGCGAGAATGTCGTTGTAAAGTCGAACACATTCTACTGTATGGAATCACGTCCTATGACTATGTAACTCAGCGTTTCTCTCTGCATGCTGTCGATAGAACAAAAGCTCGTGCGCTTGCCCACCAGATGATGATTAAAGACGAATTCAGGTTGAAAGAACATCGGGCGCAGGTCAGGATTGAGGAATTTGAATCAGATCACGCATTCGCAAGTTCGATGATTATGGCGTGAGGAGGGTGATCCGCCGAAGGGAGCGACACGATGAAAAAGCACGACGCAGTTGACCGTTTGATTGAGAAAATCCGCGAATCAATGTTTCACGCCTACAAGAACGCTGGGTACGGTGATGCCGAAGCCCGAGCCGACAGCTACGCGGGCGGGGTGAGGTTCGCGGCCTACAACCAGGTTCACAAGCTGCGGTATCCGAGCAATGCGGTCGAAGTGACGGGGAACTGTCGGTAAATTACGAAATGGGTGAGGGGGACAATTAGATGTTCCGTGTTCTTACACCTTCCGGAGTGATCGCAGATGGCGCTTGGCGAACGCGGGAAGAGATTCCAGCGCGTATTCCAGACCGATTCTATCACTACTTCGACACTTCCGAGGAAGAGATCATCGAAGTCCCTGACGATCCAGCGGTCCTGGAAGCGACGGATCTTTCAATTCCTCCCGGCCTACGCTAAACTTCCTCGCCCTAAGTAGATGATCAAACAGCCCAAACCCAGACCTTCTCATCCTCCGATAGGGGAGCCATTTCCTCTACCGGGTTTGGTCAATGGGAATCTTCTTGCGCTCAAGATGTCGGATCGTATCGCGACCGGGTACATTCAGGACGGTTCTGCCGCAGATGAGAAAGTCATAGATTACTGCGCATTCTTGGGTGTCCGACGGGCTTCTGTGCGGGACGGGAACATCACATATTGGGGGGAGTCCCTGTTTTATAGTGCATACGGGGAGCCTACTCTTATCTGGAGAACGTTCACCCAAACATGGGTGGATCGTTGTGGCAAAGGGGAGCTACTCACTTGGGGACAACTGTCCCAATCGCCTCCGCCGCCCTATTATCAACAGGTTCATCTAGAACCCCAGTCCCTCATTATTCAGCCTCCGGTGATGGAAGTCAAAGGTCTGTTGCTAATAGGCGCAGGCTACGATCAACAAAAGAGATATTGGTTGACCTTCCGAGGAGATTGGTGCCCGTTGTTTCGTGATCCTAACCCGCCCTATAACGCTGACCAGTACATAAACAACATTCCGCCAGTTTAGCCGAAATCCTTTCTCTTTCAGTAGGTTAAATTGGAGGGAAACTGTGGCCAAACTGTCTCCGATGCTTGTCGCCCACGATTCCAAGAAAGAAATCGTAACCGACGCCGAACTTAATGCGGCCTACTTGGAGTCGATTCTAAAGAAGGACAACACTCTGTTGAAAATCGTCCTTCTCAAACTTTTTCCCAACACTGGTAGATTTTTCGTTCGACCCGTATTGCCAGAGGATACGATATGATCAAAAAGCGTATCTGTGGCACGTGTGGTGGAGAGTTTATCCTTACCCCCGGCAAGCCCGGTCTCATAACTGATTGCCTCAATTGCGTTTCAGGAGAAGTCCCTTTGCTTATGGCTAAGGTGGCTTGGTCTGGAAAGCATCAAGTGGACATAGAGATTACTTCCGACCGCAGGGCAGCAACCGCTTTCAACAAGGCACAGAGAAGGTCTGGTCCCGGTCCTCTTTCTTCTATCGTAAGTCCCAAGGAAGATTCGGTGGGAAGGGAATCGGGAAAATCCGGGTCAGGTTCTGAACCCGGCGCGATGTACCATTCCGGCCTTAATGAAAAGCATCATTTGAAACACTAACATCCGTCGATATCAATATCTCTTGCTTCAAGTTTTACTTTGTACTCATCCGCAGCTTTCTTTAGCTCCGACACTGTCAACCCAAAGTTGATCACCGTCTTCGCTCTGGTGACGCACTCCTTGCAGACATAGATTTCGTTCCGGC